CTTTCAATCTATCATCAGCATCTACCAACATTGTAAGTGCTTCTTCAGCGTTATTATAGAAATCCTTTGTAGAATGGTCACCAATACCTACTCCGTTATTACCCAAAAGGTCCAAAGTTAGTAGTGCTTTAGCTTTATCAGCTTCGGCGGATGTTCGTAACATTGTTATTAAATGCTTATTCATAACTTATTATTTTAATTAGTCACCGATAACTTCCGAGTCTATAACCAGATTATCAGTATCTAATGAGTCTTTTTTGTATTGTAAAATTGTTGCCTCACAAATCCTCTTATAGATTTGTTCTTTAACTTCCGTATTGTTTTCTAATGTAGAAGGAAAATCTTTTGCCTGAAACTTAATCACTTCGCCAGTATCAATATCAGTATATTCATACCATGCTCCACTTTGCTTCACAATTCCATTTTCTTTCATCATTCCCAACCAAGCTCCGTAGTTATCAATACCACTATCAAAGAAGATATCAAAATCTGCTGAACGCAATGGTGGTCCCATACGATTTTTTACAACTTGGCATCTTACTTTGATACCTACAATTCTATCGTTACCATTTTCTTTAGCTTTAATCGTTCCCATACTCTTTAATCTTAAACGAACTGAAGCATGGAAAGCGATTGCTTTACCGCCAGAAGTTGTCCAAGGGTCAGAAAATGGCATTGCATTCATCTTTTGTCTTAATTGATTTGTGAAAACCAAAGTGATTTTCTGTCTACCAATAAGGTTTGTGATTTTACGCATTGCTTTGGAAATGATAATTGCTTTATCCGTAGCGTAACCATCCTTACCATAATCAGCTTCCATCTCCTTTTCAGTTGATGCTGCTGCTACTGAATCCACAACGATTGTTACATACTTATCCTTTGAGTTAGTTCTCACTTTCTCAATAATAGTTTCAGTATATTCGAAACATTGTTCAACAGTCTCAGCTGCTACATAAAGTAATTTGGTTGTATCTACTCCAATGGCTTCTAAGAATTCTCTACTTACTGCATTCTCAGTGTCAATCAATACAGCGATACCACCTAACTTTTGTGTTTCGGCAAGTAAGTGAGCTGATACTAATGATTTACCACTTTGTTCTAATCCAGTAACTTCGGTAATTCTACCAACAGGCAATCCACCATAAGGTCTATTAGAGATTGCCACATCCAACATTGATGCTCCGGTTGAAATCCAACCATCTACGTTTGTAGGAGAATCATTGTTGTCCAAAAAGAATGCTACTTTTTGGTCTTTTGATTGTTTGTTAAGGGACTCCGCTAGCACTTCTGCTAAGTCCACTTCCTTAGTTGCTTTCGCCATATTAACTTATTTATTTTATGAATTGAAAAGGTCATCAAAAGCTGCTGCCACATCATCAACTTTTTTAGGAGCTGCTGCAGGTGTTGCTGGTTTTGATGGAGTTGTATCGAATGGAGCTTCATCTTCATCCTTAGCCGTTGATGATAGGGTTTGAGCAGATGCCGATACCTCATCATCAGAAGTTCCAGATGGATTTAACCAACCTTCTAATACATTTTTCAATTCTGCATAAGTTAATTCTGAATAAAGTTCAGTAATTTCCTTTTGGGAATTTAGATACTTATCCGTTTCTTCTTTTGAAGTTGCCAATGGAGTTTCCTTTGGTTTAACACGGATAGTTGTTACAGGGTAAGAAGTACCACTGTCTTCAGCCGATACTACTTCAACAGTAATATCTCTACCTTCATTTGGGTCTGTAATATCACCATAATCAGGATCTGCCATATACCCAAGAATTTCTTGATATACAGTTTTTCCAAAGCCCCAAAAACGAACACCTTCGCCTTCTTCACCTCTTACCAATACTGGTACGAAAGTTCTAAGTTTCGGCTCCATCTTTTTTGCAGCTTTCCAATCTTCTTTATCACCCATTCTTTTAAGTTTATCAGCAAACTCAACAATAGGGTCAGGTCTACCAAAACTCATCGGAGATAAGTAAGATTTGTTGTTAATGTTGTAGTGAAAATAAAGTTCAATAAAAGGATTTTCTTTATTGAATTTGTACGGCACCAATCGGATTGTGTGTTTGCCTGGTGCTGGCTTCCAAAGTTCTACAGTTGTTCTTTGGGTGTTTTGCAGTTTGTTAAGTCTGCTCTTAATTGCGTCTAAGTTAATAGCCATGTCTTTTAAGTTTTAAGAGTTTAAGTTTTATGGTTTTATTTTGGTGTCTTTCCTACACCTCCGTTACATTAATAAATATAATAGAAATACAAATATACGACAAATTTCTCATAATTCCAAATGTTTTTTGAGGTATATTTTTCAGAGCTATTAGCATTTATATATGATTGTGGATATACACAAATATACGAAAAATACCCGAGTATACCAAATAAAAAAGGGAGAATTTTTAGTTTCTCCCTTTTGTTTATTTTTTAATCAGTTTGGTTAGTTTCGTTGATTCGTTTGTATCATCATCAATATCCATTTGCAATTCTTTCTTATATTTTTTAGCAACAGCTGCTGCAAATGCCATAGCTTCATCTGCTGATTTAAAAGTTTTATCAACTTTACCACTTAAATCCGCCGGGTCATTAGCGTAAGTAGATTCTAAACTTACTCTAAATTCATCCGGATTACCATAATCAATATTTGAACCCATAAATAATGTGTACGTTGGCATACTACCATCACTAGCATTGTATATAATAGCACCATTATCATCAATATCAGCAATACCTTGTAATCCAGTTTCTGCATTTAGAGCTGTTTCTAATGATTCTGCGTGTTTATATTTTAATTGAGATGCTTTTTTTGGAAGATTAGATTTAGGAGTATCAGCTTTAGGAGCTTCATCACCCATTGTATCTCTATGATTCCATACTTTATTCTTATCATCCCAACGATAACCTAAATTCATTGCTGCGTCAGCAAATCCATTTTCATCAAAATCATCACTACCAAGTTCTCCGAAATCATATCCCATATCATACAACGCATCGTATAATTCATCATCAGTTTGTCCATCTACCGATGCATCTGATTTAGAAACTTTACCACCTCTATCTTTTGCATAATCACCACCAAACATATCATTTGGTTTCGCAGATGCTTTAGGAGTTTTATCTTTTTCAGCTTTAGGGTCTTCATGCGAACCAGCTTTTAATGCAGCTTGGTATGCATCTTTTGATTTGAAGTGTACTAACTTTCCAGTTTCTTTACTTCTAGCCTTAAAATCTTCGGCTTCCTTTAATAATCCTTTTAATTTAATATTTGCCATTTTTCTAATGTTATATTCTATAAATATACGAATTTTTCCTCAAACTACCAAATTATTATGCCAATAAATGATAATATTCTTTGAAATGTTTAATACGGTCTGCCAATCCAATTGTACCACCATTTACTCTTTTAGTGATAGATGTTACCACAGTATCACCTGCTCCACCATCTGCTAATTTGTTCAATCCGTTCTTAGACCAGAACCAAGCTGCTGATAATAGTGCGTATTGTGATGATACCTTATCAGGGTTTGATGCTATATCTTCACCAATTGCTTTACCGAATTGAGTGTAGTTATCTCTACCCGTTAATTGAATGTATCCTCTACCTCTGAATTTGTAGCCATCACCACTTGCTTCCGAACCATTAGCCATACGATTTGCATATACTTTATTTGCAATCTTTTGTGGTTGTCTAGCATACGGAGTTGCTGCTGCTTCAGTTGGGAAATATTTCTTAAAAATACCAGCCAATCCTTTAGCTGAATAGTTTAGGTTTTCTTGTGTTACTCTGAATCCACCACTCTCATGTCCACATTGTGCTAAGAAGTGTGCCAATCTCAATGGAGTATTGATTTGGAACTTAGCTGCAGTATCAGGAATCATTTGGATTACTGCATCAGGAATATGTCCTCTTAATTTATCTAATTTTAATCCACCAACATTTACCACAGGTTGAACTGGTGCGGCTGGTACTGGTGTTGATTCTCCCATAATTTTTGCCCAAGTTGCCGGTCCTACTATACCATCCGCAACTAAACCATTCTTTGCTTGCCATTCTTTTACAGCTGCTTCAGTTTTAGGTCCAAAATTAGTTACTGCTGGTTCGATTCCCAGCTTTTGTTGCATCAACTTAACATTTTCGTTGTTGTCTCCTTTTTTAAGTATCATAATGTTAGTATTTAAATTATTTGTTTTTTGTGAAATGCCCAGAATTTACTAATTCAAAGGTACTTCCGTTTCTATCTATAAATTGCCAATAGGCTTCATTTAATTCAAACCATTCATCAATGTGGTCTAATACTTGTGTTGGTGTAAAATCCGAACAACTATATAAATCAAATTGAAACATAGCTGGATTTTGGTTATCCCAAACATGAATACTGGAATGTGATGTTGCTAATGTTACCGTTCCAGTTATTCCTTCGTTTCCAGGTTCATTCACATAAACCGATGTAGGTCCTGCTACCACTTTCATTCCTACCTTAGTAACTAATTGTCTAAACCATTCGTTTAATACGTTTTCGGTTTGCGGTGGGGTTTTTATGTATCCTTTTACAAGTAAATGTAAATGATTTGGTGTAAACATTTTTTAATTATCCCTCACTATTTTTATTGTTATTTGTTTCAGCCTCACCAAATGACATTACTTCAAAAACTCTTGTCTGAATTTTCTTAGTACCTTCTGCATTTGTTAGTATGATTGAATTCTTAAACTTTTGCCAATTAATGACAAAAGAAGTATCTAACACCCCACCATTTTCTTCTTTAACTAATTCGTTAAGAGCATTAATAGTGTAAAGTGAATTAGATTCCTTCTTTCTATGTATTAATATTGTATTTTCCAACGGAGTATCCGGTTGGAATGCTGTATCTATATTATATGTAATAAACAACTCATCCAAATTAGATTTATTTTGTAAAATATAGATGTAATTATACACTATATGATACGTTTCTCTAATTTGTTGTAGAGTATTTTGTAATTCTCCTTTTGTTGTAAATGTACAAAGTAACTGCGTCTTCATCCTCTTTTCTTTTAATTAACTATAAATATTAAAAATGAAAGGGAAGGATAAAAACGGGTTATTTTTTCTTAGTAGCCTTTACTTTTTGTTTTGCAGTTTGAACACCTTTGTTATTACTATTCAGATATTTTTTCTTAAATTTAGCAAGAGCTGGACTATTTGGATATATTATTTCTAAATCTTTTAATCTTTTTAGAATTTCCGCAGAAGTTTTATCATCTAAAAATTCTAATTCTTCAGAAAAATCATCCTCAATATCTTTAATAGCAGATGCTACAACTATTTCTTTATCGTCATCTTGCCATTCATTATATCGAGTGTGTCCGTATTTGTATGCCAACCCACCAAACACCGTTTGTGGCATTTCAAAAGTCGGTGAATTACCAAATCCTCTAGTTCTAATTTTAGCTTCAAAAAGTGGAAGTTGTGATTCTACACCATTCTTATCTGTAATAGTAATAGCAACGGACATCACACCTTTTTTATTATTAATTGTAATTTTAGAATCAATAATATCTTCCATTTTCTTTTTTAGTGCAGCTTTTTTATTAGGGTCTTTTTCATTTTTATATTGTTCATGTAGCTTTTGTATCCCAAACAATTCTGCCAATTTTTCAGGCTTCATTGATATTGCGGGTTCAGTACCAAATACTACTTTCAATTCATCTAAATTAGGATTATCTGCAAAAAGAATATCAGAGATATGTGTTTCATCTCTTACTAATTTTTTTACAACTGCCTGATTTTCAGGTTTCATAAAATCTTTAGCAATACCATCTGTCATTTCTCTATCCAATGCTCTTAATTGTTTGTATGCTTCTTTTAATTCTGGATTGGTAGATGTTTTACACAAATCACCAATAACTTTCATAGAATCAACAGTAGGTGGTTTTTCATTAATAATACTTTTAATAAAATCCGCACAACTTACTTTTGATAAATCAGATTTTCCAGTTTTTTTGAGTATATCATTTACTCTACTTTGAACATTTTGTGGTTTACTACTTATTCTATTTGGATTATCTTTTAAATGTTTAAAATCTTTACAAAAGGCTGCATTATTTTGTGTTGCGAAGTCTCTTATTTTTGAAAGTTCTTCATATCTTCTTTTATTGTAGTATTCCATTGTGGATTTTTCACCTAAGCTAAATCCTCTATCAGTTACTACTTTTTCTAATTTTGCCCATCCACCATTAAATACAAATACTTTAAGGTCTTTTTTAAGAGAAATACCAATTCTTTTACCTTTTGGAAATTCCTTTGTTGGTTTACCTTTGATAAACATATCAGCAGAAGTACCATGTCCTTGTGAACCAACTAGCGCTCTACCTTGTTGGTTATCCCAACCGATTTCTTCAATATTTTCAAATCCAATTTCTTCATGAATTAAATCTAAAGTATTCATAGCAGAATCAATCCACTCCGATGTAAGATATGAATCCGAACCTAAAAAGGTTTCAAGTTGTTTTCTTGCAGCCTCTCTAGCTTTTTGATAACATCCATTTTTATCTTTAGATTTTGCAATACATTTTGTATATTCTTCTTTTAATGTTAAACATCCTTTAACAACAGCAGATTCTCCTGCTCTACTTTCAGGACTACCAGCTCCCAATCCTTTTGTGAATTGAGGTTTAGGACCTTTCTTTCCACCCTTTTCCCAAGCTTTAACTGCCTTTTCATACTCATCTTTAGCTTGTTTTTCTTGTGCTTTAACATCACTTTTTGTAAGTTCTAATGAGCTTGTTACCGATTTATTGGTAAACTTTCTCATCTTTTCTTTTTCTTGCTCTGTTTTTGGAGAATCCATTTCTTGTCTTCCAGATTCTTTATCTGCAGATGGTTCAGGTGTAGGTTGCTGAGGTGTTTGTGCTGGAGTTGGTTCTTTTTCTTTAGCTGATTTAACTCTAGCTACAGTTGTTGCTTTCTTTTGCTGTGATTTATCTATTGTTTTTAATTTAACAACTTTACCTTTTGATGTTTTTTTAGTTACAGTTGCCTCAAATAATAAATAAGCAAACGTTTCATTACCTTCCACTAATACTTCTTCAACTACACTTTCAACAACTCTATATTGAGCAGGTCCTTTGGGTGTATCCGAATAATATCCACCACCCAAACTATAAACTACTCCGCCATCTTCAGTTGATGGTTCTTCAGGTTCAGGTAATTTTTCAGTTCCTTTTGGTTCTTCCTCTTTACCCTTCATTATATCATCAACTAATTCAGCATGAGATTCACCTGCCATTACGATAGGTATTTTACCTTGTGCAGCTAATTCCTTTTGTTTTTTAATTAAGTTAAGGTCTCTTGCTTTATTAAATGCAACCTGAACATCATTAACACCGGTCTCTTTATCACCATTATCTTTTGGGAATGATAATCTATATAATGTATCTTTATCCTGTTCAGATGGGTTATCCCAATTTTCTATTGGTGGGAATCCCGCTTCTTTAGCTGCGTTTTGTAAGAATTCTTTACCCTCATCATCCAAATAATCATTTGGTGACATTGTATCAGTTCCTTCACCCTGCCCAATCATACTAGCCCAATTACCAGCTTTGATTTTACTTTGTGAAAGACCGGTTTGTTCAGCTTGTGATTTATACAAACCAGATTGGTCATTGTGTACATCTAATTCATCACCATCCCAAGTATCAATTGATGCACCCATTTCTTTAAACTTAGGTGCAGAATATTCCATTTCATCATTGAATTCTAACTCACCACTATCTCCAGTCGCACCACCTTCTCCAACGAATACAACATCTTTCCATTTTTCTTTTGGTATAGTTGCTTTGACTTGATTTATAATATCATCAGCCATTTTAGTATCACCATGTTGAGTACCAAAAAGGAATCCACCACCTTCTAATTCTACTGTTTTAATTTCTTTACCAGATGATTCACCTTTAAATGTTTTCACATTTGATGTTGGGTCACTTTCGTTTGGTTTTACTTCAGCTGCTTTCGGTTCAACTACATCTTCTTTATTAGCATCTGCTTTCTTAGCTGCAATACCCATATCTTCTGCAAACTTATTTGCCATTGGAATTGCATCTTTAATATCCATATCCAATACCGTTGTTTTCATTGGTATTTGTGCATCTGGATGTGCTGCATTATATGCTACAATTGCTGCCCAACGGTGATGTCCATCAATTACATGTCCATCTCTACTCACATATATTGGTGCAGTAATTTTTGGATGATTAGGGTCTTTCTCTAAAGCTCCCATCATACCAATTACTTTTGCTCCAACTAAATCTTTTTGTGTTGCTTTTAATTTATCAGCAGGTATTTCAGTTTGTAATGTCTTAATACCTTTCTCTTTCAACATTTCTTTGAATACAGGTTCAGTATCTACTTCACCACTAGCATCAGCTTCCATTCCAGCTGCTCTACTACCAGGTTGAGCAGTACCTTTAAATTGTGGCATCTCATCTCTTGGTATTCCTAAGTTATCATCACAATATAAGTTTGTACCCGGCACAGTCACATCACATAAGTTGATATTTGGTGCTGGTTCTCCTTTAGCCTTTGCATCAGCTATTTGTTGTGCTACTTTACTAATATCGGTATTGAATTTTTCTAATTCTTCAGGAGTTACACCATCAGGAATATCAGAACCTCCAGCAAATGTGTCCGGGTCAGCTTGTGGCATTTCCTTTGCTACATCCTTACTATCTATCGGAGCAAATTCACTATCTGCTTTTGGTTGTTCCTCTGCTGGTTTTTCTGCTTGCTTATCTGCTTCAGCATCTTTTGCTAATTGAGCTTGAACTTCTTTTTCTTTATCTAAACGAGCCGCCATTGCTGGGTCTGCTTTAGGGTCAAACATAGCTTGTGCTGCTTTTGCTTTTTCTTCTTCACCACCACCAGCTGCAGGTTCTTCACCACCTTTATCATCCTTTGGTTTTTCAGCACCACCAGCTTGTCCTTGTCCACCTAAATCCTGATTCATCTTATCTCTTTCCGGAGTTCCATCAGCAGGTAAAAGGGCTTCGGCTGCTTTTCTACCAGGATGTTCAGCTGGTAATCTTAATAGGTTACCAACAATACCTTCAGCATCTTCACCTTTTGCATTTTTGTATTTAATTTTTTTATTAAGAACTGGATTTGAAAAAGAACCTTCCTTTTCCTCAACAGGTTGTGGAGTTGTTCCTTTTTCCATTAATAGATTTTCTACTAATGTATTCTTAATATGAGATAACCCCATTTCTGAAAGTACAACACCCAACTCCTTTAAGTGGGTTGGGTTCTTTGGGTTTGGCATTCCATCATCTACTCGGTATGCCCATTCAGAAAGTATTTCGTTTATTAATTCAGATAAATTCATATTCATTAAAATTTGTGGTCTTCAGCTTCACATATCATTTCTAATTCATCCCAATGAAATTTTGGTTTTTGATTTAGAAATACAAAACATCTCCATTTGTTACTTTTTTCAAAATAGATATGTTTTTGTAAATGAGAAGGAATTGCAGCTCCAGTTGGAACTCTTTTTACAGGTGTATCAAAGAATGTTTTTATTAGTACAGTTATATTTTCAGTATCATCCCATTTACGGATTTGTTCTTCTAACAATCTCCACTCACCTCTATTAAGGTATTGGTCTTGCATTATACAATTTAAGTATGAGAATGTTTGTTTTAGATTTACCATATTATCAGAGAATGTTGCAGCCGGTGCACCATGTCCTTTATCGTATATATTTTTAGCGTAATCATCCGCATCCGATGTTTTAATGTTTGGTTCTTTGTAAAAATCCATAGCCCCTCTATTCACATTTGTAGGTCTATTTGTTGAACGATACTTAATTACTAAGGGTTGTTCTAATGATTGGGAATAAAGAACTTCAAATACTTCGTTTTTAATTCTAACATCTTGTCCAAACGAAATTAACGAAAGGAGTAGGAAACCGATAAGGATACTGATTTTTTTCATATTATAGCACTATTTTTGTATATAGTATAAATATGATTGTTATAATTTTCCGTAATCTAATCCCCAACTAGCCTTAACAGGAAACCCACTTCCTTCAATTATTTCCTTCAATCCCCTAACAATTCCTTTATCTATACCAGTCGGAACATCAAAAAGGAACGAATCGTATGTATAAAGGCAAAATCGGATTCCACTCCCATCCACATAATTCAATATCTTTCTCATCACATCCACATTCATTTCAGTTTCCACCGCTTGTAATAAGTAGTTGAATACCTTTTGTGCATTTGGTTGTTCTATCCACTCTAATGGAATATGACGGTGTGGTGTTTGTAGGTATCCATTCCGTTGTGTTTCAATCCATAACGTATCAATGTAATCAGCTACCTTATCGAAGTATGGTATTTGGCGGAACTCATCATCGATACCACCATAAAGTAATTGGAATGTTATCCCCTTTGATTCATCCACACTACAACCATATTGGTCAGCTAACCATTGGTGCATATTTCCATCCGGCACATCGAACCCAACCAACTTAGCAATTAGTCTTGGGTGATATGCATTATAATCCATTTGTAGAAATATTCCATCGGAAACGAACACATCTCTACTACCATCTGTTTTGTTTAGGGCAGCATAGTTTACGCCACCATGTCTATTGGATGGTCTACCGGTCACCGTAAATGGATTGTATTCCGTAAACACTCTATTATCGGATGAAAGCTGTTTATGAGCTTGTGGCCATCTATCAATAAATTTTTTCCCATCGACCCGAATCCCAAATCGTTCAATATCTGAAAGGGTAGGTAAGAATGTATCGTTGTACCAATTATAAGTTTTACTCTTTTGATTTGTATGTTTAAGTAATTGTGGTTCTATTGCTTCCGCGAGTTTAAGAATGGGAATAGATTGAATGATGTTTTCTTTGTAACCTTTGTGTAAATAAGGAGCTACTAAGTGTTGTAGTGGTTGAGAGTAGTCTATCGTTTCACCATTCTTTAAAAAATAAGCGGTGTCAACATCATTCAATCCTTCCCTAAGTGTAACAAAAGATTGTAGTAGCTTTTTCTTTTGGAATACCCACTTTTCACCGGCAGTATTTAACAACTCATTTATTTGCTCATTAGAGAGTGATAGAGCGTCTGTGTGTTGTTGTGGTATGATATACTTGTCCGATTGGGTTTGGATGAATACAAACGATATATGAGTGTTTTGCGGATGCTTCTCATTATCTACCCACAATGGATACCAAATAGATGCTTCCGTTTCCAGCAATCTCTTTAATTCGTTTAATTCACCGATAGACTCAATAATCTTCATAGGTACAAAGATACAAAAAAAATCCCAAACTACCAAATAATAGTTCGGGATTGTCGTGGAGGTGATGGGATTCGAACCCATGTCTTACAAAGTAACCATAATACCAACGTGTCACATGTTTAGGATAAAGTTTAATCTTATTCACTTTCCAAAATAATTGGGGCCGAATGGTTAGTTCAGCGATTCCACCAATTCGTTGATTTGGGCCCAACGAATAAAGCCTTTGTAAACACTTCTGTTCCTAGGTTGTATGTGCACCGACCCGAGTTTGATTAGGCTGCTACAGCGTAATCAGCACCTACGAATGCCATAGCATCTTCGAAGGTGAATGAAGATAATTCTTCTGCGTTTATTTGTTGATTCCGAGATTAAAGTGGTTGGAGAGCCATCCCACTACATGTAATACTATACTTCTCATTGTAATCAATTCCGAGTCACCCCCATATTGATAAATACAAATATACGAAAAAATAATTAAACCACCAAATTAATATCCACTAAATTGTAAATAATTTACTAAATAGAAAATTAAATTTTTCATTTTTTTAGAACCCAATTTTACTGATTTTCCGTTTGATAATTTTATATTTTCCAAATTACCAGTCAATCTCCAATCTATATTAACTGTGTTGTATAAAACATCTAATGAAAATTTTGCATAATCAGTTGCGTTTACCTCATATATAAGTGCATTATCATCATTAATCATTTGTATAAAATATCTAACAATATACCCCCTCCGATAATCATCGGCAGTTGGATATGGAACATGGGTTCTAATTGTATGTGGTTGTATTAAAGATTTTCCCTGTTCTTTTATTAAATCATTATATTCTATTGCACTAACTCCCATATTATTGCTGTTGTCTATATTCCCCTTGAACTCTAGTTGTCCATTTCATATTTTGAATAGTTTGTTCAATTTCTGTAACTTGGAATAACCCATTTTGCTCATATTTTTTAGGTATTCCATCTATATTAAACGTATCTCCTCTCCTAATACCACTTTTTCCTAAAATTGTAAATGAATATTTTATAGGTAATGGATGTGATAATCTACCACCACCTCCAGATTTAACACCCATAGCATTCGTTTTAAGTATATTTAAGTATTTAGCATCTCTACAACAATATATTCTAAATTTTTGTTTAAATAAAGCAGGGTCAGTAAGAAAATTATTTAAATCTGTTGCTGTTATTGAATTCTCAGCTGGGTTGGGTACTACATCAATTTTATCTAAATTTGTTGAAATATTTGCTACAATTTGCTCATTAGCTCCTTTTTCAAAATCTTCCACAGATTTGTTAATTTCATCCTCTTTGGTTTTTATAGCAGCACTACCGTCATTTACTTTCTTTTTTAAAGCAGCTATTTCTTTATCAATATCTTCTAATTTTTTTCTTTCAATTGCAGCTTGTTTAGGGTCATCTATTTCATCACCATCAACATCGAAATCCGTACCACGTGTCCCATCATATTTATCTAATATAGCTGCTTGAGCTCTATATCTTGAGTCACGTGTGGATTCCAACCCTTTTAATCTAGCCTTCTCAGCATCTAAATCTGTTGCTGCTTTACTATTAGCGTTTTGTGCATCTTTTAGTGTTTGCATCTCTTTTTGCTGTGCATCCGTTAGTGTTCCTTTTGGAATTTTATTAAATCTTTCTTCTAATTTTTTATCATCTTCACTTGTTGCCGTTGTTGTAGTTGTGGTAGTTGTATTCGTAGTTGTTGTACCCGTTGATGCTGAACCTGCATCTATATATGCTTTTAAAAATTGGTCCACTCCTTTTGAAAAAATTCCACCCAATTCTAAATTTGGTTGTGATGGATTCACAGATAATGATAATCTTTTTGATACAATTTGACTTGCCATCGAACCCGGAATATCTATATTCAAATCCGCATCTAAAAATCTAGATTGTTCACCACTATGTGTAAATTTTACAGGAGCTGGATTTGGGTTTGCTCCTATCCAATTTTCATCAACTACAGTATAAATTAAAGTGTTTCTTTCTGTACCTGTGTTATCTTTAACTGCTTCACTTTTCTCAACTATTTGAAAATTCCAAAATGCATCAACAGCTGAACTCATTTCGTTTAGTAGAGATTCTAAAATTTCACGAATTGTTTTATTTGGAGTATCTAATTCTTTTTTAAGCAATTCAAAATTGATATATAAATTTTCCAATTTTCCCCAATAATAAGCGTTTTCTTTAAATCCACCGGAATTTAATGCCGTGGATTGTGCAAATGATAATGGTCCTATTGATAAATCAACTAACGGTTCATTATCACTTAAATTTGCTAAATTTTGTTCCATAAAAAATTTAGTAAAATCAGGAATTAATCCAGGTATTACTAATGTTTCAGGTTTGGTTGAATATATACCCTTAAATGCACCTATTGGTGTATTTTTTACGTTAAGAATAGCATTTACACTTCTACCAGCTACTATATATGATTGTATTCCGGAATTTGTATTTATTATATCTACTGCTTTTCCAAATCTAACATATCTATTTTTTGAAAATAATTTTTCTTTTGGAAGAACCAAGCCACCGGCTAATTTAATTTCAGTTGCAGCAACTGCCTCTACTCGTGCAGTACCACCCCCTCCAGTTTGTTGAGCCGTTGAAGCACCTGCAGTTCCGGAAGTACCTGCGGCTCCTGAAGTGCTTGCTGCTGTGTTGGTTGCGGCTGGCGGTGGTGGTTCTGGTTTTTTTGTATATGAATATCCTTTAACAGTACCACCTACTCCATCTGTAAAATTAGTAGATTTTACATCTATGTATTTTGCTATAGCTGCATCAATTTCCGCCCTTGTTATAGGGTCCCCTGCACTTTGTTTACTTTGTAAATAATTTTCCCAAGCTGTATCTATTGTAAAAAAACCACCTGTAACTACTGTGGGTGGTGTTGCTACATCCTTAAACCCAGCTTGTTTTTGAATTATTGCTTCAGCAATTTCTTGCAATTTTTTAGGATTAAGTCCACCCGCTTCTTCAACTTCTTTTGCAGTATTACCTGCATTCTTAGGAACTATTGGTTCATCTTTAGGGAGTTCTGCACCAGATGCATCTCTACCTTCTGCAAAATTCGATATTTGTACTTGAATAACAGGATCGAAATTTATAAAATCCAAATTACTAAATTTACCATTATTACCAATCAAATCTCTAACAAATGTGGTTTGTCTTGTTTTTGGTAAATCATTAAACATTTGTTTAAAACGTCTTTCAGCCATTTGCTCAGCTGCCTCTAAATTCAATTCAGTAACTCCAAATGGTGTAACTGAATATTTGTTACTAACTTTTCCGTCTACTATTTCTTCTATACTGGCTTGAGATTGTAAATATGTTGGTAGTCCAGGTGCCCCTCTTAGTTTTATATTAATGTCAAATAAATCTCCATTTGATGTAACAGTACCTCCAACTATAAATCCTAAAAATGAATCATATTCCCCATGTGTATCTACTCTTTTTTTATGTAAGCTAATTTGGTCTAAACTATATTTACCAGCATCAGATACAATAGTATTATATTTTATTGGTATCAATCCACTCACTCCTAAATTGGTATTCCAACCATATTCTATAAAAAGAGAAAAACCGGGTTCCATCATATAAGTTTGTAATACTTCAACTTGAGCGATTGTATATGCTGTTATTTTTAGGTCACAATGTCTTGATATCTGGTCTTTACCTTCTTTAACATTTATAGCTGTTACTATTGGTGATGGTTTAAAAGGAACATCTTGCCCCATTGATTGCTGAGCTGCATATACAGGTTTTCCTGTCCAACTAACCCCAATTGTACCACTACCAGCCGAATCTCCATAAAATGTAGGTTCACTAAAACCAGCAGCACTAAAAAGTTTCCAGTCAGGATTTGAAGTCATAATCAATCCCGTTCCCACACCAGATATAATTCTAACAAAACAATTTAATTTAGATGCTTGAATGGTATCGTTAGACTTTATGCTTGCCGAAATGATAGGTTCTATATTTGTAAGTTTTGGAAACATTTTTATATTTGATTTTCATTATTCACAATTTCTATATATTGTATTGGTATTCTAAGTATAGTTCCATCTGGAAAAGAAAATTTAGCATCATGTATATTATTAGCAGTTGCTATTATCCACCAAAGAGATGAATTATTATAAAAATAATTAGCTAATGTATCTAACCTATCACCAGTTTCGGTTGCCACATAAATATCAGTTTCTCTTAATGGTATATTTGCATATCGTTTAGCTTTATATACTACTCTACCATCTTTAGTTATTTTAGTACTATTTCTTTCGTATCTACTTCTCATATTATGCTATATTATCTATATTAGGAGTAAATGGATTAGCCACAACATCCACTTTAGTAACAAAACTTAAATCAGGTCCAATATTTTTAAAACCAAGAGCGGTATATGGAGTACCATCACCAAAATACAATTTACCAGTTTTCTTTTGTCTATAAACTTGCCTTGCTTTAGTTTGTCCTAATGGTGTGTAGAATATTTGAGCTTTTTGTAATTTAAATTGTTTCTGAATAAATAACGCTTCGTTTGTTGAATCTTGTGGATATGGGTCTCCCTGTTCTTGTTGATTTGTTTCAGATTGTGGTTTTGATGGGTCAGGCCTTACATCAGGTTTATTTGTTGATGTGAATCTTTTATCATTTTCTTGACTTTTATCACCAGAAAAATTATCTGAATAGCTATATAATTTTTTACCTAAAAGTACTGGGTTTAATTTCTTATCCTCACCTATTTCGTAGGTATGTGTATTAGATTTTGCTTCAACAAATTTCAATGTAATTGTTACTTCTACAATCATTGGTAATCTATAATTTTGTAAATCTTTACGATTTAATCCAATTTCCCAAGGATAGTTATCATCTATATTATAAGACATGTTTTCAATAAAACATTCTCTGTCTCTATACATATCACCCATTGTAAATTTTAAAAATGGAGCAGTAACAGCACCAGCTCCACCTGTATATTGCTGTGGATAGCATAATGAACTTAAATACGCCAATTTACTCCAATTATTTTTATGTTCTATGCTACTAAGTGAAAATACTTTAAACGAAAATTGTACAGTTCTTTCTATACTTTGATATGTATAAAAGTTAAATGGCGAACCTATAAATCTACTACTATCCCAAGATGGAGAAAATTGCTCACTCAATCCCGTTATAGTTCCTCTAAAATTTACAGCAGATGCGTTACCAACAGATACAAATTTTAATGGTATCATATCCAGTCTATCAGTCTCCTCATCTCTTTTAATACTAGCAGCATCAGTTCCAGTGTTATATGGCTCTCTTTCATTAAAAACATCTCGTCTTTCATATAGGCCATACTTTGTTCTAGATTTTGTTCTTGGAACTGATGAATATTTCCAAACACCATTAGCTTCACCATCAATATAATTCGATTCGGCTTGATTTTTTTCTTTTAAAAATCTAGCTTTTCCTCTTTTCTTTTCATCAGCTTCACCACTAAATTCTATTGCGTATTTAGTTGAAAGGTCTAATCTATCATCTATTAATGTATCTGCGCTAGTATATTCCTGATTAGCAAAATTTAATGGAGGTTTTCCAAATTGTCTTTCATTTTTTACAACATCAGAATATTTTTTTAAAGATGACCATCTAAGAAAAACAACTTGACTTTGTTGTAATTCTTTAGCCATTTGCTGTGCTTTGTCTCCACCTTTAGATAATACTTTAACTAATTGATTTGATACAAATCTTTTTGTTTGTTGTTGTGCTATATTCAATCCCTGTCCAATAACCGCTTGTTTAATTTGGTCAGGTGTTCCAGTTGCGTTTTTTGCTAAAAATGATGCTACCTTAGTTCCAGCTGAAAAGTTTTTTAAATTTGCTAAATTCTCATGAATCCTATATTCTTCATTAAACCCAGGAACTTTAGCAGTAAATACAGGACTTGCAACAATTTTAGATGGTATTAATACATCCGGAAATAAAGAACCTAATGTATTTTTTATAGCTGCTCCAGCTTTTGTAATTGCTGTTTTTGCATTAAACGTTGATGGTACTTTTAATAATCGAGAACCACCAAATTGTACCGCCTCACCAACAGTATCACCTACTACTCTAGCAGCAGTTGCTACCAATCCCCTACCACCAGTCCCAGCTTTCATAGCTTCTCCCAATGATGTATTTTGAGATGAGATTCTTAAAATATCAGTACCATATAATACGGCTGATGAAAAGTTAGCAAATGGAAGTAATCCAACCAATTCGCTTTCAACTCTAGTTTCCCTAAATCTTTCAGAATTTGTACCTAATCTTACTTTATTTATAAGTTGAACGGATGTAGCATTAAGTAAAGGACTTATTGTTGATATCTGAATATCTTTACTATTTCTTACCGCAAATGCTTCTTGTGGAGTCCTATCCCCAAGTCTATCGTATTTTTTGTTTCTAAATAATTCTTCTAAAGTTGGCATCTAATTATTTTTTATTGTAGTGCAAAATTATTTCTAGTACTACGGTCCATTGTTGTAGCCACTTTTGATGAAACCTTATCATTATCCATATAAACTCCAATTTTACCACCGGCCATATCTGCTCTAACTCCTCTAAATTCGTTTATCAATGCATTAATCATATTATTATTTGATGATGCTATTGGAGATGATTGCCCACCAGAAAGAGCACTTGCTGCGCCAGGTGCGGCAATTAAATCATCATTTTTTGATAATTCAAGTAATCCACCTTCTTTTGTAGATATCCTAGTTTTACCATCAGCAGGTGCCATGACATCTCCTACTTTTTGTGCGGATTTCATTGCCATTACAGCAGCTGCTATACCACCCACAATCGCAACTGCCCCAATACCTAAAGTTGCAGCTGATGCGGATGTTATCGCCGCTACTGCCATTGAAATCATAGCTGGTAATTGAGCTGCTGCTGCCATACCAGCTCTTATCAATCCCGGAACCATTTGAGCCATTATGGCAGTACCAGCTATTGTTAATGCGGTAGCAATACCAGAAACCCAAGGACCCATTTTTTCAAATAGTTTACCAAATGATTCTGTTGGACTGAATATAGTTGTAATAATATTTGCAATACCACTAAGTACATCTGATATAAAATACACTACCTTTGCTAATACATCAAATACAGGAGTAAGCCTACCACCTACGGCCTCAACCATTCCTGCTATTTTATCTTGAATATCTGTCATTACTGCTGATATTCTTTCTTGTTTTGCTAATTGTTCTGCTTGCTTTTTGAGTTCGTCATCACTTAAATTACTTATATCTACTCCACTATCTATTAGCTTATTTGCTTTTGCTAATTGGTCTCCACTTAACTTTCCCAATTTATCTCTAACACCCAATTCTTTTACAATTTCTTCAACTGATTTTCCCGCTGCTTTTGCTAATTGTTGTTGTGTATAATAATCTTGCTTTCGGAAATCACCACTTCTTTGAATTTGATTTAATATTTCATCATTTGCATCTGCAATTTTTCCTTCATACGCAAGTGCTCTAGCTCTACTTAAATTAAATTGCCCTCCTACAAAAGTTGCTGCCGTTAATTCTTCCTCAATACTACTTTCAAAATCTAATAGTTTTTCTGAAGTTTTGGCCATATCTTCAAGAGTACTTCCAAGCATTTTAGCTTTAACGGCTTGTTGGATAAACATCTGAACATTACCCTTCATGTGTGAGGATAATACACCAGAGCTCTTTGCCATATCCTGAAACATTTCTTTTGCGGATACGCCTGTTTGTTTAGCCAAAGATGCAGCGGCTAGTGTTACACTAGCAGCAGTTTCTTCACTCAATCCTCCAATTTGTTCAAACATGGATGATACTTCTGCACTATCTTTTACAGCAATACCCATCCTTTTATTTAGAATTGAAAGTGAACCAACAGTAGCTTCACTAAAGTGAAACATATCACTTTGAGCATTTGCCATTTCGTTTATAACATCGTATGCATCTTTAGCCTCAACACCCAATCCTCTATATGCCACTACAATATGATGTACATCATAATCTATTTTTTTAGTCATTGCAGCAGTAAAACCAGTAGTTTCTCTATATTTTTCTGCTGCCGCATCTAATTCCATATAAGCATGCAATCCAGCACCTAAAGCTGCTACTAATAATATCAATGGACCAAATGCCATACCAGCATTTTTAACAGATTTAAATAAATCCATTGCACCCGATGCTGCATTTCTTATACCTTCTGGTAAGTGATGGGCCTCATGTGCTACTTTGTGTTGTAACTCATGTATTCTTTCTTCTTGTTTTTGTAGATTTTGTTTTATTTGTAAAAGTTTGAGTGCGTCTTCCTTTTCTTCTTCACTAAAATCTTTTATTTTTTCTAATAACTTATGTCTTTCTTCTTCATATTTATTTACTTCTTTACCATGATGAGCCATGTGTTTAGCTTGGTCAACTACACCTTTAGCTAAAGATTCAAAAACTTCTCTTTTTTGCTCACTTGCTTTTAATGCATCACCCTCTAAATTTATTTCTTCACTCTTTAGTGATATAATCTTTGCAGTTACGGATGATAATAAACTACTTTTAGTAACTTTACCTTCAATAAGTTTTAATATTTTTTCATCTTTTACATTCAAAGCCTTACCAATACTAAGTTGATAAGTCTCAGCATCTTTGATTTTTTGGAGATTTTTAATTTTTTTCTCCATTATGTCAAGTTCCTCGTCACCTTTCTTTATAAGCTCATCTAAACGCTTTTTTTCATTATGACGTGCATTAGCAGCCTTTTCAACGTTTGATGTAATTTGCTTCTCTAACCTTTCTCTTTCTTTTAATAAAGAGTTTAGTTCTTTTTGCTGTTCTGGTGTAAGTGAGGTAATGTCTGCCATTTATGATATTACTTAAAATCTTTTGCTATCATACCTATACTTTGTAGATACTCAAATGTACGTGGTTGTTCTTGCTTCATTTTTCTAAGTTTTGGAATATAGCTTCTATCGATATCATCCAATTCATCTTGAAGTTTTTTTAGTACAGGGTCATTATCAATTACTGTTTGTAATTTATCGGGAGTTGGCTTTTTACTAAATAGATTCCAAAATTCCTTTAAATTAGATTCCGATATTTTGTATTTTTTCATAATTAATATAGTTTAACATCTATAAATATCTTATAAATAAAAAAGTTAGGATTATCGTCTAACCCTAACTTTTGATGCTGATTTATTTGCTTTTTCTACTTCCTCATTTTCTTTTTTCTTTGCTTCAAGTAATTTGTTATAATAAAACATTCTTAGTCTGGTTGGCATTTGGTACAACTCCATAATAGTAAACCCATTACCGTAGTGTACCATATCAAAAATTTGAGTATGTAAATTTATACTATGATTCGGTGGTAGGCCAAAAAAAGTTCACTCCCAAAGAGATAGGCGCCTCCTCCACCTCACCATCAGTATGAGTATATTGTACTTTCATATCCATATCAGGAGAGACCTTTTTAACATATTCTCTAAATGCTCTACTATCCAATGCTCTCATATTATTGACAAATCTCGCAATAGTACCCACTTCAGAATTTCCATCAACTGATTTAATCATATATCTTAAACGAGTTGTAACATCTGATGATAAATCTTTATTTAATTTTTTAAGTGCCTCTACTTCTTTTTCTATTTCTCTTTCATCACCATGAGTTAATAATTTAAACACAATTTTGTTTTTTCCAGTTGGTGTTATATACTCTAATTCATTTTTATTGTCAAAAAGTGATATATCAATTTCTTTGGTTTTAACCTGTGTTAAATCTGCTTTTATTTCAACAGTATCACTTTTTTTAGATGAATAAAAAGTAAAATCGTATTCAGGTCCATAACCTAATACTCTTGTTGCTAAAAGGATTGCGTTTTTATCACCAATTATAATATCATTTGGATTAACTTTATCAACTATAATAGATTCAAATAGTTTATCCAATACAATACCTTTTTTGATAAGGTTTGTAGAAGAAAGAATATCTTCTTCCTTTGCTGTCATTAATTTAATTGTAATCCTGCCAGATGATAGTGGGTTATCTTTTGGATAAACCTTACCTTCCGATGGTAAATCCAACACTTCCGTTGGAAAATCATATTGCTTTTCGTTCATAACTTTATTTATTTTAAGTTTGTATATATAAATACATAATTTTTAAAAAATTGGAAATAAAAAACCCCCACCATTTCTGATGAGGGTTGTCCTTCGGTAGCATCCGTAAGGAATATTTTTTAGAATTCTAAGATTGCGTAATCGTAAGTTAATGTTAATGTGATTGTCACAGGTTCGTTAGTTGTACTATATGCTAAATCTCCAAAGTTTGCTTGAGAGATAAATGCACCTTTCAACTTCCATTGTTCAATCTTATCACCAACAGGCCCTAATAGGTAAAAATCGATATCTTTTTTATACATTTCTGCATATCCATCTCTACCAGTGATAGATTCATGTGATAAACGAACCCACTCCATTACTGCTTGAGCTGCTGATGGTACGATTGGGTCATACAAAGTAATTTCCAAGTCCTGCCATTCACCTTTACCTTTCAATTTTCTATAAACGTTGATGTGGTCTATTTTTACAGTTTCAAATTGAATTGTTGGGCGGTTAGCCGCACTTACCGTAAATGATGGGATTGACGTATCAGTCAACTCCATTATGTAACGGTTTTTCATTTTTGGTTCGAAGTTCGTATAGAACATCTTATCGAAGGATAGAATATCTGCCATTTTATTGCCCTTTTATTTAATTATAAATATCTAATTTGTTTGTTTTTGTATTATGCTGAGAAACTTGCTCCAGTTGGTAAGATGTTGAAATCAATTACGATGAATTCAGCTGTCTTAGCCGGTTGTAAGAAAATTTGTCCCGCCATAATATTTCTATCTATTACATCCGGTGTGTTGTTGGTTTCATCCATCACCACTTTGAATGCGTATAAACCTTGTCTTTGTTGAATTGTTTCCAAATACGGATTAACAGTGTTCAAGAATCTTCCTCTTGTCTCTGAAGTATTTTGTTCGAATACTAAGAAACGAGATGTAGAAGCGATAAACTTCTTAACAGTGATAAGTAATCTTCTTACGTTGATTCTATCTAATGCTGAAGCCTTATCTTGCAATGTCTTCTGTCCAAATGCTACAATACCTTGTCCAGGGAATGCTGCGATTGGGTTTACTTTGTTCTCATATAGAGTGTCTCTCTCCGCATGTGTTAATCTATTCAATACACTAACTGCTCCTACGATACCACCTCTATTTAAACCAGCAGGTGCGAACCATTCAGCTGCCAATCTATCGTTACTAGCGTAAACCGCTGGTAACAATGTAGATGGTGGAACAGTTGTAAGTTTGTTAGTATTTGTATCAATTGTTTTAACCCAAGGATAGTAAGTACCAACATAGTTTGAATCAACTGCGTTAGCTTGTTCGGTTGCTTGAGTTATTGTATCTGAATAATCGTTGAAATCAGCGATATAGAATGCATCTTGTCTTTCTTCAACCATATCAATTACTCTAGTAACAATAGCTGGATGTAAACTTCTTACAATACCAGGAGTTGCTACCATATTGATATCATACTCGTCAGGATTTGAAATTGCTGCAATTGCTTTAGTATATGCAACCGAACCAGCTGATACTGATGTAGAACAATTGAATCCTTGTGTATTTCCAGCACCCCATCCATTATCACCAGCTTTTAATATTGGTATAGTTGGATTCATACCATCAAATCCATGTTGGAATCCTAATACGAATTGTCTCTTAACCATATCAGATGAAACCGAACCAGTCATTTGGTAATTTAAACCATTTGCATCAAATGCGAATGATACGTTAGAACCATTTTCCGTTAATATTGTGTGTGTTGGTATTGGTTTTAAATAATTTAAGTTATCTATTTTGATACCAGATGTTTCAAAATCAAATCCACTAAAATAGATTGGAGATGATGATGTGTTTCCAGTTGAATTTGTTTGGTATGTTACAGCAGGAACTAAAAGTGATTCTGCATTGTTTGTTGTTTCAATTGGAAGTGAATATGGTGCATGTCCAAATGGTGCTGCTGAAATTGGATTTGCTACACTATTAGGTGCCATTTCAACTCTAACATATTGTGATTTGTTTGTATAATCACCAAATTCTGTCATTTTACCATCTAAACCAATTGTGAAATATCTATCACCAATTCTTCTAGCAATATAGTTAGGAGAAGCAGGGTCTAAGTTTACATTGTTATATGTTTCAACAACACTCTTTCTCTTATCGGTATCATCAAATGAACGGATTGTCACAGTAAATGTAGAATAATCAGTACCACCATCTTCACCAGCTGCTTTTACATTAGAAATACCAACTTTAAATTTAGTATTATATAATGTACCATGTCCTAAAGTTACAAATTTGAAAAGATTATATCTATCACCACTAATTAATTGTGATTGAACAAATGGAGTTTCAGCTGCTTTAGCATCTTCTGTAAAGTCTTGCGTTGGTAATATAGAACCAGTTATTACAGTATTATGTGCAATAGAACCAGTTGCAGAACCTGAATAATTAGATGCTAAATTTTCAAAGTAATTATATACATAAGCTGCTTTACTACCAAGTGGAGATTCCCCAAATACATCACCTAAATCATTAGGGTCTGATGGTAATATAGATGCTGATATAATTCCGATACCACTTGCAGATACTACAAACTGTCCATCTAATGCATCATTACTAACTACAGTTGCTCCCTGAAATCCGTAATTTTGAAATCCATTTTTTGTTGAGTGTAGTACACCAATTAGTTTTCTACCTAATCCAGCAGAACCACTTGCAAAAATTCCTAAAGGTGCAGTTTGTTGGTATCCACCAATTCCACCCACTCTTACGATTGTTGCTATTCCAGCTTCTCTTAAATAGTTTTGTACTGCATATTCAGTATAATAAGTCCCATCAGGTGTTCCGAAAATACTTTCGAACTCTGATTGTGTTCTCACAATAGTTGGAACGAATGCAGGTCCTTGCTTAAAAGGTCCTATGAATGCTGCTCCAATTTCTCCAATTCCTTGCGCTAAGAAGGATAGGTCATTTTCTCTTGTGAATACGCCAGGTGATACGATTCTTTCTGCCATTTTATTTCTCCAATTTGTATTTTAAGTTTGTATTTGCTAGTTGTGAAATACAGATATAAATATAAAGAAAATATCCAAAACATAATATAATGCTTTGGATATTTAATCTATGTTATTTTTTATAATATTATCTTGCTACTGAACCAGAATTAGAACCAGATACCGGTGACCAAGGTAAATCAATTTCATCTACATCTTGAACAACTCCTCTGGAAGCTTCAATTGCTTTTTGTATTCTTTCACTAATGTGAGGCCAATAGTTTGTTGGTGCTGAACCACTAACATGATTTTTAATCCATCCCAATACTTCCGTTTCAGTTAAAGATGAATATTCTATGAAATTATCAGGATTTACCGAATTCAATGAAAAAGGTGTTGCTCCTACAAATGTACCAGATACTCCATCTGAATCATCTGTACCTATACATTCCCAGCGTGTTCCAATAATAACGTCATTCAAATCGTTAGTATTTGATTTTTTTAAGGATGTTATTCTCCAAGTATAATTAATTGCCATTTTTGTTATTGTTTAGTATAAATATATTAAATTATAAATTAACCATTCTCATGTCTTAATATTGTGAAATCAAAACTTTCACACATTTTTTCTGCTAAATAAAAATTACTACCAGTCCATGCATTTAATACCGTTTCAGAAACTTTCCATTCACCACTTGATATTGTTGTATCAGGTATAGCTACCGATTCTCTATTAGGATTTCTGTATCTTAGTTCATATCTTAAAACACAATCATCTTCATTTAAATCATATCTAAGTAGATTAGTGAAAACAGTGTTTATTGTTTTTCCAAATAAATTTTTATCTTCTATATGTGTTATCATTTTATTTTGTTTTATACGTCTTGTAATACTGTTGCTGATTGAAT